ATGAGAGTAGAATTTAACAGAGCCGGAGCAGAAAGAAAGGCACTTGTTACAGCCATTTCTGAAATCCTTGGAACCAAGGCAAAGTACATGGGAATGCCAACAACGGCTTATGACTTCGGCGGTCTTATTGTAGATAAGACAGGAGCATTGGAGTTTGAAGAGAATATTTTTCCAAAGGATATCAAAGACCTTTTGCAGAGTCTTGCAGAAAAAGGTTTTACCGCCGATAACAGCGAAGATTTGGAACAGGATGAAGATGTAACCAAAGAACCGGAAGAAACGCCACAAAGCGAAGATATGGGGCTTACAGTGAGCGTTCCTCTTGAATACGTCAAGGTTGACAATCTTACTAATCTTCTGGATGCAAAGGGTGACCTTATTAAAAAGGCGCTGGGTGCTGAAGAACTTCCGATTGAGATTACGGAAGATGCCATCACATTTCCTTGGTTTGAGACATTGCCGGATGTAGATACGGCAAAGACCTACACACGATTCATTTCCAAACTTTGTGAGATGAGTAAAAAGCAGAAGAGAATCAACAATACCGAAAATAATGTCGAAAACGAAAAATACGCTTTTCGATGCTTTCTATTAAGACTTGGATTTATTGGAGCAGAGTATAAGGCAGACAGAAAAATCCTGCTGAAGAATCTGACAGGATCCTCAGCATTTAAAAGCGGAGCAAAGAAGGAGGTGTCAGACGATGAGATTTCCAAGTAAAGAGATTGTGGAAAGGGTACGAGAGCAGTATCCTGCCGGATGCAGAGTAGAACTTACCCATATGGACGATGTACAGGCTCCACCGATTGGAACAAGAGGTACCGTTATTGGTGTTGATGATACAGCAAGTATTATGGTTGCTTGGGATAATGGTTCAGGACTCAATGTAGTATACGGAGAGGACAGTTGCAGAAAGCTTGACAGTGTAAAGGTCACTTGCTACGGCAGTACTGAAATATGGGACAGCAGAAAAGATGCGATGGACTTTTACCTTCAAGCAATGGCATCATCCGAAGGCAGTGAGCAGAGCAGGTACACCAAAATCTATACGGAACTTGTAATAGGACTGCCGGAATGCACGGACGAGGAGTAAGACTATGGATGAGAATATAAAAGAGCAGATTTTATATATCAGATCCACAGGTCTTACTAATATGTTTGATGTAACGATGGTTCAGAGACTTGCCGATGAATATGGTTTCTACGAACTTGTGATTTTCCTAGAAGAAAATAAGGCAGAATATGTCCATTTTATCCTTTATGGAGAGGTATAAAATACACAGTTTTCTTCCGAAATAATTGTCACATATATGCCAGTAATTAGCTTGCTATTATGTGCTTTTAGAGTGATATATAGTACTACCGAAAGGGAAAACAACACACTTAGGAGGAAACCACAATGAAGGAAATCAGAACATTTGAAAAGGCAATCGAAGAGAAGGCAAGAAACCTTAAGGATACAGGAATCAATGCTACACTTTTCTGGGCATACAGAACTTCCAAAGAAGAATCCGACAACGACCTTATTGATTTTAACGAGGTCATTTGGGATTACGACATCAAGGAGATTGCAGACTGCTTAAGAGCAGAAGATATTACAGAGTTTACCATCAGCTCCACATTTAGTGGGCTTATCGAAACCCTTGCAGCATTTGAGAAGGAAGGCATTTTCATGAACGGACTTACAACAGTCAATGCGAGATACACCGACTGGAAGACCGGAGAGCATGCAAGAATTCCGGCAATCAAGATGGAGGTGAGATAAGCATGTGGAAAGAAGGAATCATCGGAATCCCAACCAAGGATGGAGAGTACAAGAAGGTCAAATACTGGGTAAAACATTTTGATGAGCCAAGCGAAGAGTACGGCATCAACGGTGGTAAGATTTCCAAACTCAGCCTTAAGATGGATGGAGAGTGGATTGCCAACTACGACAGAGGATGGGACATCGAGCCAACTTGCCAAGAGGCTAAGATGGCACTTTGCATTCTACTAAACGAACACAACTAAACAGAATCCTATAATGGGATCGGGAACGGAAGCTTTAGGGCTTCTGTATCTCGTAGTAAGGGTCGGTCGCAATGATTAGCGACTATTTTTTATGCGATTTTGGAGGTGCTAAGACTTGAGAAAATTAGAAAATTATAAACCGACCAAGTTCATGGCAGATACCTCTCACTACGATGAAACGATGGCAGATTTTGCTGTCAGATTTATTGAGGAACTATGCCATACCAAAGGAACGTGGGCAGGAAAGAAATTCGAACTGATTGATTGGCAGGAACAGATTATTAGAGATCTGTTTGGAGTATTAAAGCCAAACGGATACAGACAGTTCAACACAGCATATATTGAAATTCCTAAGAAACAGGGAAAATCAGAACTTGCAGCTGCCGTAGCACTTTTACTTCTTTGTGGTGACGGAGAAGAAAGAGCAGAAGTCTACGGATGTGCAGCAGACAGAAATCAGGCAAAGATTGTATTTGATGTAGCGGTGGATATGGTGAAATTCTCACCTGCACTGATGAAGAGAGTAAAAATTCTTGAATCACAGAAGAAGATTATTTTTAAACCAACAAACAGCTCCTATCAAGTGCTTTCTGCTGATGTAGCCAATAAGCACGGCTTTAATACACATGGAGTTATCTTTGATGAACTTCATACTCAACCCAATCGAAAACTCTATGATGTAATGACCCAGGGTTCGGGTGATGCTCGTATGCAACCGTTGTATTTCCTTATTACAACAGCCGGGAATGATACCAACTCGATTTGCTATGAGATACATCAGAAGGCTTTAGACATTGAGGCAGGGCGAAAAGTTGACCCTACCTTTTATTCCGTTATCTACGGAGCAGACGAGTCTGAAGACTGGACAGACCCTAAAGTGTGGAAAAAAGCAAATCCATCACTTGGTATTACCGTTGCTATGGAAAAAGTAAAAGCTGCCTGTGACTCTGCAAAACAAAATCCCGGAGAAGAAAACTCCTTCAGACAGCTAAGGCTTAATCAGTGGGTAAAGCAGTCAGTACGATGGATGCCAATGGAAAAGTGGGACGCCTGTGATTTTGCTGTAAATGAAGATGAACTGGAAGGGCGTGTCTGTTACGGCGGACTGGACTTATCCAGTACAACCGATATCACGGCATTCGTACTTGTGTTCCCACCGCTTGATGAGGATGACAAATATGTCGTTCTTCCTTATTTCTGGGTGCCGGAAGACACCCTTGACCTTCGAGTGCGAAGAGACCACGTTCCCTATGACCTGTGGGAGCGAAAAGGTTATCTGCAGACTACGGAAGGAAATGTTGTTCACTATGGATACATCGAGAAATTCATAGAAAAACTTGGTGATAGATTCAACATCAGAGAGATTGCCTTTGACCGTTGGGGTGCTGTTCAGATGGTGCAGAACCTTGAAGGTATGGGATTTACCGTTGTTCCATTCGGACAAGGGTTTAAAGATATGAGTCCACCGACCAAAGAGCTGATGAAGCTTGTGCTTGAACAAAGAATTGCACATGGTGGTCATCCAGTTCTTCGTTGGAATATGGACAACATCTTTATTCGTACTGATCCGGCAGGAAACATCAAGGCAGATAAGGAAAAATCGACTGAAAAGATTGATGGTGCTATTGCAACGATTATGGCACTTGATAGAGCAATCCGATGTGGGAACGAAGTGACCGAATCAGTCTACGATACACGAGGCTTATTGGTATTTTAGTTAAGAAAGGTAAGGTGATTGGAATGGGAATTCTCAAGGGCTTGTTCAGGACAAGAGATGCGCCCACAAACAGAACAAGTGGCAGTGCCTATAGCTTTTTTATGGGAAACAGTACAAGTGGCAAACGAGTAAACGAACGCTCGGCAATGCAGATGACTGCGGTTTACAGCTGCGTTCGTATCCTGTCCGAAGCAGTAGCAAGTTTGCCATTACATTTTTATAAATACGATGCAAAGGGCAGCAAGGTAAAAGCTGTAAACCATCCTTTATATATGCTGTTGCATGATGAACCTAATCCGGAGATGACAAGTTTTGTTTTTAGAGAAACTCTTATGACACACCTTCTTCTTTGGGGTAATGCCTACGCACAGATCATCAGGAACGGCAAGGGTGAGATTATTGCTTTGTATCCTCTTATGCCGGACAGAATGAAAGTTGATAGAGATGAACACGGGCATCTGTATTATGAATACCAGGTAAGTTCAGATGATGCTCCTACCAATAAGGGAGCAACAGTTAAGCTTGCCCCTGATGAAGTGATGCATATTCCGGGACTTGGCTTTGACGGTCTTGTAGGCTACTCGCCAATTGCAATGGCCAAGAATGCTATCGGACTTGCTATCGCAGCTGAAGAGTATGGAAGTAAGTTCTATGCCAACGGTGCTGCTCCGAGTGGTGTTCTTGAACATCCGGGAACTCTTAAAGACCCCTCAAAGGTCAGGGACAGCTGGTCACAGACTTTTGGTGGAAGTGCAAATTCACATAAGGTTGCCGTTCTGGAAGAAGGGATGAAGTACACACCGATTTCCATTTCTCCAAACGAAGCACAGTTTTTAGAAACAAGAAAATTTCAGATAGATGAGATTGCTCGAATTTTCAGAGTACCGCCACACATGGTAGGCGATCTTGAGAAGTCGAGCTTTTCTAATATTGAGCAACAGTCACTAGAATTTGTGAAATACACTCTTGACCCCTGGGTTTCAAGGTGGGAGCAGAATATGGCTCGTTCTCTGTTAACTGCAGAGGAAAAACAGAATTATTTTATCAAGTTTAATGTAGACGGACTTTTGCGTGGAGATTATCAGAGCCGAATGAACGGCTATGCTACAGCAAGACAGAATGGCTGGATGTCTGCCAATGACATAAGGGAACTGGAGAATCTAGACAGGATTCCTGCTGAACTCGGTGGTGACCTTTATCTTATCAACGGCAACATGACCAAGCTTGAAGATGCAGGTATCTTTGCAGCAAGCCCGGATACATCAGACGGAGAGGAGAAAGCAGATGAAGAACAAGAAGTTCTGGAACTGGAAGAGTCGAAAAACTCTGAACCAGGCAAACGAAGAAATCGCAGAACGAGTCCTTGAGTTACACGGCACCATTGCCGAAGAGAGCTGGTTTGATGATGATGTCACACCACAGCTTTTCAAGGATGAGTTAAATGCCGGAAGTGGAGATATTACCGTATGGATTAATTCTCCAGGTGGTGACTGTGTGGCTGCGGCTCAGATTTACAATATGCTCACACAGTACAAAGGAAACGTCACAGTGAAGATTGATGGTATTGCAGCATCAGCAGCATCGGTCATTGCAATGGCAGGAAATACAGTACTTATGTCCCCTGTTTCAATGATGATGATTCATAATCCTGCAACCGTAGCATTTGGTGACCATGCAGAAATGCAAAAAACAATTGATATGCTTGCAGAAGTAAAAGAATCCATCATCAATGCCTATGTGATTAAGACCAGTCTTTCCAGATCAAAGCTTAGTCACTTGATGGATGCCGAAACCTGGATGGATGCCAACAAGGCCGTTGAACTTGGCTTTGCTGATGACATCATTACAAGAGCAGAAACAAAACCGAATACTGATTCCGAAGAAGAGGATGAAGATGATGAAAGCACCAAAGAGAAGGACAAGAAACCAACTGACTCGATGCTTTTTTCACGCAAGGCGGTAAACAATGCTCTTATGAACAAGCTGGAAAAACACTATGTCCAGTCTAAAGAAACTCTAACAAAGCAGGCAGAGATTTCTGCACCTGCAAACAAGGGCACTCCTGCAAAGGAGATTAAGGAGCGTCTGGACTTTATTAAGAAATTCATTTAAGGAGGAATTCTATTATGACTATTAAGGATTTAATCGAAAAAAGAGCAAAAGTGTGGGAAACTGCAAAGAACTTTGTAGAAACTCACGAAGACAAGAATGGTGTGCTTTCCGATGAAGATACCAAAGCATACAACAAGATGGAGAAGGAAATCGAGGATTTGACAGCTGCTATCGACCGTCAGACAAGAGCTGAACGCAGAGAAGCAGAACTGGCAAAGCCTGTTAATTCTCCGATTACCGGTAAGCCTTTTATGGGTGAAGCCGACAAGGTTAAAACAGGCAGGGCATCTGATGCATATAAGGACGCAATGCTTTCTGCAATGCGTTCTAATTTCCGTAATGTAAGCAATGTACTTCAGGAAGGTGTAGATGCCGATGGTGGCTACCTTGTACCGGAAGAGTATGACCGCAGACTTATCGATGTGCTTGATGGGGAGAACATCATGCGTAGCCTTGCTACAAAGATTACTACTGCGGGTCAGCACAAAATCAACATCGCAGCTACCAAGCCTGCGGCGGCATGGATTGAGGAAGGTGGAGCATTATCTTTTGGTGATGCAACATTTGACCAGATCTATCTTGATGCCTACAAGCTTCATGTAGCAATCAAGGTTACTGAAGAATTGCTTTATGACAATGCCTTCGGTCTTGAAAACTATATCATCATTCAGTTCGGTAAGGCTTTAGCAAATGCCGAAGAGGATGCATTCCTTAACGGTAACGGTACCGGAAAGCCTACAGGCATCTTTGCGGCAAAGGGCGGTGGTCAGATTGCAGCAACGCTTACTGCAGCCATCAAGTCCGATGACCTTATCGATTTGGTATACGGTCTTAAGAGACCTTATCGTAAGAACGCATCTTTCATCATGAATGATGCAACACTTGCCTCTATCAGAAAGCTTAAGGATAACAACGGAGCATATATCTGGCAGCCTTCATACAAAGAAGGAGAACCTGACAGAGTTCTTGGCTATGCTGTTCACACATCTGCTTTCGCACCTACAAATGCGATTGCATTCGGTGATTATAGTTACTACAACATTGGTGATCGTGGTTCTCGTTCTTTTGCAGAACTGCGTGAACTTTTCGCCGGTAACGGCATGGTCGGTTATGTAGCCAAGGAAAGAGTCGATGGTAAGCTTATCCTTCCTGAAGCAGTAAAGATCTTAAAGCTTAAGGAAGAAACTGCAAGTGCTAAGGGCTAAGAATAATTAAGTGTGACACCCTATGACGGCTATTTACTATCCTTTTCTATAGGGATAAAAAAATAAAGCCTATATATAAATATAGGGAATGCCAGTCATAAGGCGTCACAGATTATTAGGTGGTGATAGAAATGATTGTAAATCTTGATGAGATGAAGGGTTACCTTCGTGTGGACTTTGATGATGATGACGCACTTATCGAGAACTTCATCACAACCGGGCAGAATCTCTGTGCAGACATAGCCAGATTATCAGTTGATGAACTCGGTGCGATTCCATTATCAAAGATTGCCGTCATGTACGCAGTTGCCTATCTGTATGAACATCGAGAAGATGCAGACCACCATCAGCTTACCATTTCTCTTCGCTCACTGCTTGAAGGTGTAAGAAGGAGTGTGTTCTGATGGATATTGCACTTTTGAATGTGAAGATTACCGTGCAGAAGAACGAAACTGTTGTAGATGCCATCGGTAATCATAAGAATACCTGGACAGACTATCACACCTGCTTTGCAACGGTAAGTGGCGAAGGTGGCTCTGAAAAGAGTGTGGCAGGTCTTATTGTAGATGATTCGGATATTTCTTTTACGGTCAGATACTGTAAGGCTCTTGTAGACCTTGATGTTACAAAACACAGAGTTATATTTGAAGGCTCCCTTTATAACATCGTTTCTATTGACCACATGAACTATAGGAAGAAATGCCTGAAACTGAAGTGTGAGAAAGTGAGGAGATAGTGATGGCAAATGTAAAGATTGATAACCTTGCAGATGAAATCATGAACGGTCTCAAGGAGTATGCTGATCTGGCTACAGATGATTTAAAGAAGTCTGTAAGGAAGGCAGGAAATACAGTAAGGAAAGATATTGCCGCATCTGCTCCAAAGGATACGGGAGCCTATGCGAAGAGCTGGTCAGTCAAGAAAACGAAGGAAACTTCAAATTCACTTGAACTGACAGTACATTCGAAGAACCGATATCAGCTTGCCCACCTTCTTGAACACGGTCACGCAAAACGTGGTGGTGGAAGAGTGGCTGCAAGACCTCACATTGCTCAGGCAGAAGAGAAAGCGATTGAAACATTGGAAACAGAAATCGCAAGAGCACTTGGAGGTATGTGATGGAGACGCTGTTAAAAATGTTAGAGGAGATGGATATTCCTTTTGCTTATGACCATTTTGCAGAGGGAGAAAGTCCAGATCCACCGTTTATCTGCTATCTCTTGCCCGGCAGTGATAACTTTGCAGCTGACGGAAGAGTGTATTTGAAGGTAAACGAAGTTCATATAGAACTGTATACCGATTTGAAGGACTTGTCGGTAGAACAGAAAGTTAAATCCGTGCTTGACAGTCACGGCATTTTTTATAATCACACAGAGACGTGGATCGAAAGCGAAAAGATGTATGAAGTCCTGTATTCATTTGAAATGGAGGCTTAGATTATGGCGAATAAAGTAAAATATAACCTTAAAAATGTCCATGCAGCAAAGCTGACAAGGACAGAAGATGGTGGGTATTCCTATGAAACACCAAGAGCAATTCCCGGTGCAGTAAGCATCAGTTTGGATGCAGAAGGTGATACTTCTCCATTCTATGCAGATGGTATCGTGTATTTCCGTTCTGTATCTAACAACGGTTACAGTGGAGATTTGGAGATTGCCCTTATTCCGGAATGGTTCAGAACAGAAATTCTTAAGGAAGAACTTGATAAGAATGGTGTTCTTGTAGAAAATTCCAAGATTGCGGAGATGGAGAAGTTTGCACTTCTATTTGAATTTGATGGTGATGCAAAGTGCATCCGTCATGTCATGTATAACTGCACGGCATCTCGTCCTTCTATCGAATCTGAAACAAAGGAAGATACCATTGAACCTGGTACGGAGAAGTTGTCTCTGACAGCAGATCCTAGAGAGGATGGTCTTGTAAAGAGCAGAACCGGAGATACAACTACGGATACAACCTACAACGATTGGTACAAGGCAGTCTATGTTCCAGTAGCAAAGACTGCTTCTGCATCATCTGCTTCGACAGGAGGTAAATAATTATGCTGAAGAAAGTAATTAATGTTGGTGGCAAAGAGGTGGCATTTCGCTCCTCTGCCACAGTTCCGAGATTATATCGTGCAAAGTTCAAAAGAGATATTTTTAAGGACTTAGCAAAACTGGAAAGTTCCTATAAAGGCAGTAAGGAAGAGGGAGAAGAGTTCGCTATCGATGATTTGGAAATCTTCGAGAACGTTGCCTATATCATGGCATATCATGCGGACAACAGCATCCCAGATAGCATCGATGATTGGCTTGACCAGTTTGAGATGTTTTCTATTTATGAGGTCCTGCCGGAGATTCTTGCACTTTGGGGAACGAACCTTATCACGGATGTTGACTCTAAAAAAAACTTAAACGCAGTAGCAGGGAGATGACAACTCCATTATTCCTCTTGCGTTGTCTTGAGATAGGAATTTCCATCAGAGATTTGGATTATCTGACCATTGGAATGGTGATGGATATCTGGACTGAAAAAGGAAATGACTCTGTCAAATACGACAATCTGGCAACGCAGGAGGACTTTGATAAGTTCTAATAGCTCGAAGAAATCCGGGCTTTTATTATGCAAATTTTTAAGGAGGTAGACGCCAATGGCAAACAGAATCAAAGGTATCACTGTCGAAATTGGCGGTGATACTACCAAACTTCAGACCGCTTTAAAGGGAGTCAATAGTCAGATTAAGAATACGCAGTCTGCTCTTAAGGATGTAGAAAAGCTGTTAAAACTTGATCCGACTAACACAACACTGCTTGCTCAGAAACAAAAACTTCTGACACAGGCAATCAGTGAGACAAAGGAAAAATTAGCAACGCTTAAAACAGCAGCACAGCAGGCAAATGAACAGCTGCAGAAGGGTGAGATTTCACAGGAGCAATATGATGCTCTTCAACGTGAGATTGCTGAGACGGAATCACAACTTCAAAAGTTGGAATCACAGGCGTCTAAGACCAATCAGACACTGTCTAAAATCGGAGAAGTTGGTTCAAAGGTAGAATCATTTGGCAATGGTGTTACAAATGTCGGAAAGAAAGTATCCGTGGCATCTGCCGCAGTTACTGCAATGGGTGGAGCTGCTGTAAAGACAGCTGCAGATTTTGAAAGTTCCATGAGCCAGGTTCAGGCAACAATGGGGATCACAAAGGATTCCATGTCAACGCTTGATGGGCAGTCCGTGAATACAATGGATGCACTGTCCGACCTTGCAAAAGAGATGGGTTCCAAGACTGCGTTTTCTGCCAGTGAATGTGCCGAGGCATTAAACTACCTTGCTCTTGCCGGATACGATACGCAGGAGATGGCAGATACACTTCCTACAGTACTTAACCTTGCAGCTGCAGGCGGTCTTGATCTGGCATCGGCATCCGATATGGTTACCGATGCAATGTCTGCTCTTGGTATGGAAACAAAGGATGCAGATAAGATGGTTGACCAGATGGCCAAGACCGCATCCAGCACAAACACATCTGTGGGTCAGCTTGGCGAAGGAATACTTACTATCGGTGCAACAGCAAAGTCTGTCAAAGGAGGAACCGCTGAACTTAATACAGCACTGGGTATATTAGCTAATAATGGTATCAAAGGAGCAGAGGGCGGTACGCACCTTCGTAACGTCATTCTGTCATTGCAAAGTCCAACTGACACAGCAGCTGCTCAGATGGAGGCACTTGGTCTGTCTGTTTATGACTCCGAAGGAAATATGCGTTCACTGAACGATATACTCGGAGATTTGAATACGAGTATGGATGGTATGACTGCTGAGGAAAAGGCAAATATCATCAGTAAGATTTTTAATAAAACAGATCTTTCTTCTGTAAATGCACTGCTTGCAAATACGGGTGATACCTGGACAGACTTGCAGACTGCCATCGAAAACAGTGGCGGAGCAGCACAGCTGATGGCAGACACTCAGCTTGATAACTTATCCGGTCAGCTTACGATCTTAAAGTCTGCAGTAGAGGGTTTTGCAATTTCCATTGGTGATGCACTTATGCCAATGATTAAAAACATCGTAGCAAAGATTCAATCCTTCGTGGATTGGTTAAACTCACTTGATGAGAGTCAAAGACAGGTCATTGTAAAGATTGGACTTTTCATTGCAGCATTAGGACCGTTCCTTGTGATACTTGGTACGGTGATATCCAAAGTCGGTGTGGCCATGCAGGCGTTCAGTAAACTGGGACTTAAACTGACAAGCCTTATGAGTAATGCCGGAGGAGTATCTGGCATCATGGGAAAAGTGGGAGCAGCTATTGGAGGTATTTCTGCTCCGGTAGTTGCAGTAGTCGCAGTTATAGCAGTACTTGTTGCTGCCTTTATACATTTGTGGAGAACCAATGAAGATTTTAGAAACAGCATTATTGCTATCTGGGAGAGAATCAAATCTGTATTCAGTGGCTTTGCACAGGGCATTACAGACAGACTGAATGCTTTAGGATTCGATTTCCAGAATTTTAAGGAAGTTGTATCTGCCATCTGGAACGGTCTTTGTAATTTCCTTGCTCCTGTATTTGAAGGAGTCTTCACACAGATTGCAAATATCCTCGAAGCGGTGCTTGGAGTTATCACAGGAATTCTTGATGTATTTATTGGAATCTTCACAGGCAACTGGTCGCAGGTATGGGAAGGGGTCAAAGGCATCTTCGGTTCAGTATGGGACTTCATCAAGAATACTTTTACCAACTACATGAATGTGATTCAGAATGTTGCCAATGTAGTGCTTGGATGGTTTGGTACTTCTTGGAATGAAGTATGGACTGGAATTAAGGATTTCTTTGTAAATCTATGGACTGGCATTGTAGAGTTCTTCACGAATCTGTGGGAGGGTATCAAGAATACAGTTCAGACTGCGATTATGTTTATAGCGGCACTCTTTGAGGCAGCTTTTGACACCATCACATTGCCTTTCCGATTTATTTGGGAGAACTGCAAGGAAGTTGTTATTGCAGTTTGGGATGCAATTAAATCCAAAGTCACAACAGTCATCAATGCAGTTTCAACAGTTATCAGTACAGTGATGAATGCCATCAAGACTGTATTTACTACTGTTTGGAATGCGATAAAAACTGTGGTAACAACAGTGGTCACTTCCATTAAAACAGTTGTCACTACAGTATTTAATGCCATCAAAAATACAGCAGCGACAGTATGGAACGCAATAAAGACTGCAATAACTACTCCAATCAATGCGATAAAGACAACAGTATCGGCTGTGTTTAATTCCGTAAAAAGTACTATCACAAGTATCTTCAATGGAATTAAATCGACTGCTACATCTGTATGGAATGGAATAAAATCTGCAATCACTACACCGATTGAAGCGGCAAAAAATAAGGTCAAGAGTGTGGTTGATGCTATCAAGGGATTTTTCTCTGGCATGAAACTGTCGCTCCCTAAGATTAAACTTCCTCATTTCAAGGTGACGGGCAAGCTATCCATTGCACCTCCATCTGTACCACATCTGTCGATTGATTGGTATAAGGAAGGTGGTATTATGACTAAGCCTACAGCTTTCGGTATGAATGGATCTTCTCTAATGATGGGAGGAGAAGCAGGAGCAGAGGCGATTCTGCCGCTTTCAGGCTTTTATAAACAGCTTGAAGCAATGATTGACTCAAGACTTAATATGACTTCTATGGAGAAGTATCTGGCCATTATTGCGGATAACAGTTCAAAGGGAATCTACCTTGATGATGGAACTCTTGTAGGACATTTACTTCCTGCAATCGATGACGGACTTGGTAAAAATCAGAAACTGACAAGGAGGCTTTCGTTATGATACCGGATATTTATATAAATGATGTATCTATGCTAAGCGTTGGATGGGTACGAGAAAATATTGAATTTCCTGTGCCGGAATCACAATCAGAAACAGTGGTTGTTCCCGGACGAAATTCTCCGATAAGATTTAGTGAAGCTCTTGGCTTGATTTCTTTCAAACCCAGAGCCTTTACCATTACCTTATCAATGCTTGGTACAAGGTCTGATTTTGACGAAAAAGTAAGGATAATGTCGAACAGATATGCAGGTAGGCTTTGCAAGGTTATAACAAGCGAAGAACCAAATCTTTATGCTGTTGGTACACTTCAGCTTACATCTTCCTATGATCCGCTTACTGGAAAAGGTCAGCTCGTGATGGAATGTACGGATGGAGATTCTTACCGATATCATGTGGATATGACGGAGATTGTTCAAAACGGAAGTGGAACAGTCATTTTAAAAAATGATTATATGCCAGTCATTCCGACTATCATTACAACTGCAGAAACTACACTGTCGTGGAAGGTGGGAACGGACTCATTCAATAAAACACTAAGTGCAGGAGAATGGGAAATCCCAGAACTGCAGCTTGCTTATGGAAATAACTCTGTGAAAGTCACAAGCGAGGGAAACACCACCTTCCGATATAGGGAGGGATGCCTATGAAGTTATTTCGTGTATATGTGGATGGAGTGGTTTTCTATCATCCAAATTTATCGAAACTTGCGATAACAGAGGCAAAGATAAAAGAAGATGCAGAAAACATTGATAGCTTTACATTGTCGGCTCCGTATAATCATCCTTACATTGATTCCATCAAACCTATGGCATCGGTGATTGTCTGTAAAAAAGGCAATGAAACTGTTTTTGAAGGACGAGCCTTGGATAATGGTTCAGATTTATATAACACACATACCTGGACTTGCGAATCAGCACTTGCTTATCTGAAAGATACCATGCAGCCACCTTTTTCATATAAAGGAACTCTTAAAGGTCTGTTTGACCAGTTTGTCTCGGTTCATAATAAGGCGGTGGAAAAGCAGAAACAGTTCAAGGTTGGCAACATAACAGTTGCTGATGATAATGATTATGTCGCTTACAGCAGTTCTGATTATTCTGTAACAATGGATGCAATTAAGAATAAACTCATCAATACTCACGGTGGATACCTCATGGTGCGATATGAGAGCGATGGAAAGTACCTCGATTATCTTGCCAACTTTAAAACAAAGTCAGTACAGAAGGTTGAGTATGGAAAGAATATCACAGATGTCAAAATCACAAGAGACCATACAGAGCGAGTCACTGCGCTCATTCCTCTTGGTGCAAAAAAGAAAATCACCGATGAAGATGGCAATGAAAAAGAAACCGATGAAAGAGTAGATATCACATCTGTAAATGGTGGAAAGAACTATATTTCAGACGATACTGCAGTTAAGGAAATCGGCTGGATATGGAAATCAGAAGTGTGGGATGATGTAACTCTTCCATACAACCTCTTAAGAAAAGCCAAATCAAGATTATCCGACCTTGTAAATGGTGTTACCAGTATCCAGCTTACCATTGTGGATGAATCAGATACGGGTGCAGACATTGGAGATATTAGGGCAAGGATGTATGTGGAATGTATTTCTAAGCCACACGGCATTGATGGAACTTATCTTTGTGTCAGCAGGACGAGAGATTATTTGAATCCTGCAGGAAATACCATCACAATCGGTGCAAGTGGAGTTTCGCTATCAAAAGCTACAGTAAAGCAGGATAAGAACATTTCTGCTTTGGAAGATGATCTTTATGGACAGACAAGAAAGATTGATGCAATCTCCGGAGAGGTGGACAGCATCAATGCTCAAAAGATGTATCGAACTGAACTGATTGTTGATGGAGTGAACATCTTCAAAACCAAAGGTGAGAAAAGCAGAATGCTCTGCAAGGTCTATTCCTGGGATAAGGATATTACTGATACACTAGATGCCGAGTGCTTTATCTGGCACAGAAAGTCCTCTAATGAAGAGGCAGATGCCGAGTGGGATAAGAACCATATCGGCATGAAACAAATAACGATTACTACTGAGGACGTGTTAGATAATGCGTCCTTTTATTGTGAAATAAAACTTTAGGAGGAATTTCAATGACTACAATTTTAACATCCAGTCAGCAGACATTTGTGGATATCACAGACCAAAGAAAACTGTCTGCATATATCACATCCAATCTTCCAAAGACACAGAGTGAAGATCCGAATGTACTGCCGCATACCTATGCACCAAGCTGGGCAAGCACCAATCTTGTGCTGACACCTGTTCTGTTTCTTGATCAGACCAATGTGTCTCCGACAGCAAGCGGAGTGACGATTTCTTGGAAGAGAAAAGATGGTGTAGCATCTGAAACTGCACTGACAAGTGGTGAAACTGTCAAAAATGGCATTTTGACAGTCAATCAGAATAAGCTGTCAGCATCTTCGTCTGGCATGATTACCTACATTTGTTACATCAGTTACTACGATTCGGAAACCAAGAATACGATCAATATCTCTGCAGATATCACCTATACCTTGGTAAAGAATGCTGCCAATGCAAAACTTTGTACAGTTTCAAGTGATACCTATGTATTTAAGTATGATACCTCACAGGCTTTGGTTGGAGTAGCGCAGGCAACTCTTACGGCACAAGTTCAGGGAGTAACTGTCAGCAAGTGGCAGTATAAAAACAGCAGCGGTGCTTGGGCAGATTATCCTACAACTTCCGACAATACGAGCATTACAAGCGGAACTCTTGTAGTAAAGCCTGCTCATAATGTTTTCGTAAATAATGTGGCACAAATCAGAGTAACAACCTCTGAAAATGATGTTTTTGACACCCTTACGATTTCCAAAATCTATGATGGTGCCAAGGGTGATAAAGGTAATCCCGGCTCAGCAGGAAGTGGCGGACTTTCGGTAATCCTAGGTAATGAAAATCAATCAATAGCGTGTACATCTAGTGGAAAGACTTCTGCTGCAAGTACGATTACTATTCCATTTACGGGATATGTGGGTATTACGCAGACTGCTTGTACTTGTGCGGTGGGAACACTGCCTACAGGAATTACAGTGAAAACCAACACAGCAGCTACAGCAAGTGCAGCAGGCAAGCTGGAACTCTCTGTTGCAGCATCCTCTGACCTTGGAAATGCATCAACATTGACGGGAGATATTGCACTGACCTTTACCATTTCCGGAAAGACGGTTACCAAGGTATTTACATGGACAAAATCCAAAGCCGGAAGTAATGGAGCGGCGGCAGTTGTCTTTTCTGTCTATGCTCCAAATGGAACCATCGTACAGAATCAGTCTGGAAATATTCAACTTGCTACATCTGCGTACAGTGGTTCGACTGCAATTACGAATGCGACCTATCAGTGGGCAAAGTATGTGAGTGGTAAATGGACGAATATCAATGGAGCAACAAGTAGTACATTAACTGTTAGTGGGTCTGATATCCTGAATATTCAGTCTTACCGATGTACGATGACTTATGAAGGAAAGTCCTATGTTGATGTCATTACTGTGGAGGATAAGTCAGACCCATATGTATCAGAGATGCTTTCTATTGGTGGTTATACAGTTAAGAATAATCTTGGAGGCTTAGTACCATACATCATTGTTCGTACCAATCAGAAAGAGGTGGATGCACTCCTTGGCAACATCAGTGAAACAGCACCGTCCAATCCGACATCGGGGATGTTCTGGTACAAGGTAGATCACACTGCAAAGACAGTTACTTTGATGAAATATAATGGTTCAGCATGGACTGCAGCTACAGAAAAGCAGAGCCTTACCTATACCTGGTACGCACAGGATAAGGACGGCAAGGAAGCGGCTTTTGCTAAGACGGGCAAGGTTATCTATTTATCAGCAGCAGATATCGACAGTCTTCTTACATTACAGTGTGATGTTTCAAAATGATGGGAGGTGGTCTGAATGGCACTTCTTACATCATGTCAGCATACGTTTCAGAGTGTTGCAGCATATGAGGATGTATTGGGTGATGTGGAAACACTGAAGGTTCAGGTGCATGAGTGCTACTCTGAAATCACTAAAACATCTAATGAGATATTAAGCTCGGTAAAGGATACTTATATAGAAAAATCAGATATAGAGAAAATTCAGCAGGATTTTCAAACAAGCATTACACAAAATAGCAGTGAGATTCGTATGGATTTCACCGCTGTTACTGATGAGATTAAAAATAATGTATCAACAAACCAAGAACTTCTGGAAGAATATATCCGATTCAAAGGAGCATTGATTGAACTTGGTAAAGTCGGAAACGCATTCACTGCTGAACTCTCCAATGAAGAACTGGCATTCAAAGAGAATGGTCAGAAGATCGCATACATCTCGAATCAGAGCTTGGTTATTACAAATGCAGAAATACGAAACAAACTGTCCTTGGGGAATGATGCCAGAGGATGGTTTGATTTTATCCCAAGAACTAACGGTAACCTTTCCATCAAGTGGAGAGGCCCTGTATCGTAGAAGGAGGATTGTTTTTAATGGCATCAAGCGGAAGTATTACAACAAATGAATATCAAGGGCGTTCAGTCACACTTTCTTGGTCTTTATCTAGTCAAAGTATAGAGAAAAATACATCAACTATATCATGGGCATTAAAAGGCTCCGGTTCTGGTGGAGGATGGGTAAAGTCTGGTGGCTTTAAGGCAGTCATCAATGGCACAACGGTATACTCTACTTCAACTGACAGCCGTATCCAATTGTACAAAGGAACGACTGTCGCATCTGGATCGATAACTATTGCACATAATGCTGATGGTACAAAATCATTCAGTCTGAGCTGTCAGGCGGGCGTTTATACTTATGCGGTAAACGTAACGGCAAGTGGTACGCATACGTTAAACACTATCCCAAGAGCCTCGTCAGTAAAAGCATCAAATGTTAATATGGGGAGTGCTGCAACCATTACGATAAGCAGGGCATCTTCTTCCTTTACGCATACCTTGACGTATAAGTTTGGAAATGCATCGGGGACGATAGCCTCAAAGACTTCATCGACTTCTGTGTCATGGACTCCTTCTCTATCATTGGCAAGTCAGATTCCATCAGCCGTTTCGGGTACTTGCACGATTACTTGCGATACCTATAGCGGTTCTACAAAGGTTGGTTCTAAAACTTGTACCCATACACTTACAGTTCCATCTTCGGTAAAACCCACTATCGGTAATCTGTCAGTGACCAGAATAAATGGAGATGTGCCTTCATCATGGGGGATATATGTTCAGACAAAATCTAAAGCAACCATCCAAATAACAGGTGCTGCTGGAAGTTATGGATCAAGTGTTAAATCTTACAACATTAGCGGAGGTGGATATTCAGGAACAGCGGATACGCTTACAACAGGATTTTTGAATTCGTCAGGAACGATTACATTTACTGCCACAGTTACAGACTCCAGAGGGCGAGTATCGGATGCAAAAACAACATCTATATCTGTTGTGGATTATTCTCCACCATATATAAATACTGTTGTTTCTCAAAGAGCATTGAGTAATGGATCACTAAATGATGATGGAACATATATCCGTGGAGTTGTATCTTTTGGCTATTCATCATGTGGTGGAAAAAATACACTGAGCTGTTCCCAGTTCTACAAGAGAAACTCTGATGCAAATTGGACGAGCGGTGGAGTATCTTTTTATTCAGATACACCTTTCACATTTGGAAACGGCAAGATATCTACAGAAAACACCTATGATGTCAAATATTCATTGACGGATGCCTTCTGCACAATTTCGGCTCAGGATATCGTTTCTACTGCAGCGGTGGTGATGGATTTCAAAAGCGGAGGTAAAGGCGTGGCCATTGGAAAAGTATCTGAAACAGACAGCTGTTTTGAAATAGCCCCTTCTTGGAGTATTAAGAAAAAGGGTTATGTAGAATCAGATTTTGTCATCTCTCAAGGCACCAGTGGTATTTGGACTTATCGCAAATGGAAAAGCGGAATTGCAGAATGCTGGTGCAGAAAGACCATAACCACCAATATCACAAATGTATGGGGTGGCTTATACACTTCCGGAAGATTGGATGCATTAGATATTTCTTTTCCTTTTGCGTTCAAGTCTGTCCCAGTCGTTAATGCAAATCTGACTGCAAATTGGGCCGGTGCAATTCTGATGGTGCCGGGTGATTGTAAAGATGCATCTACAACATCAACCGGTACCTTTGAAATAGCAAGAGGCTCTGCGATGGCCGGAAAAAGCTATATTGTAAATTTCCATGTTATTGGAATGACCTAATCTAGGAATCAGGCATCTCTTCGGAGGTGCTTTTTTCATATCAATTTTTAAAGAAAGAGAGGAATTTATTATGAAGGAATTTTGGAACACAATTCAACTTATCTTTGCCGGCATTGGTGGCTGGCTTGGCTACTTCTTAGGAGGCTGTGATGGCTTGCTTTATGCACTCATCGCATTTGTAATCATCGATTACATTACAGGTGTCATGTGTGCCATCAGCAATCACACGCTTTCCAGTGAAGTCGGTTTCAAAGGTATCTGCAGAAAGGTGCTGATTTTCCTGCTTGTTGGGATTGCGAATATTCTCGATATTCATGTTATCGGTTCTGGCAGTGCACTTAGAACAGCAGTCATCTTTTTCTACATTTCCAATGAAGGCGTCAGCTTACTTGAAAATGCCGCACATCTGGGACTTCCAATCCCTGAAAAAATCAAAGTTGTATTAGAACAGCTTCACGATCGAAGCACAAAGGAGGAAAACTAACATGGCTTACACAAATTCAAAACTAGTATCTTACACAAAACTCAGTCCAAATCATTCAGGACATAGAACACATTCCATCGACAGAATTACACCCCACTGCGTAGTGGGTCAGTGTTCTGTGGAAACTTTAGGAAATATCTTTGCACCTTCTTCGAGACAGGCAAGCTGCAATTATGGCATTGGCCCCGATGGAAGAGTCGGAATGTATGTGGAGGAGAAGAACCGTTCTTGGTGCTCATCTTCTAATGCCAACGACCAAAGAGCCGTCACAATTGAATGTGCATCCGATACAAAAGAACCGTATTGGATGAATGATAAGGTCTACAGTACTCTTATTAAACTTTGCGTGGATATCTGCAAGCGAAATGGAAAGAAGAAACTCTTGTGGCTTGGAGATAAGAATAAGACTCTTAATTACACTCCAAAGTCTGACGAGATGGTGCTTACAGTTCACAGATGGTTTGCCAATAAGTCTTGTCCAGGCAACTGGCTCTATTCAAGACTTGGTGACCTTGCAGCAAAGGTAACTGCACAGCTTGGTGGTTCTTCTTCGGGTGGAACAACTTCAAGTGGATTATATAGAGTCAGAAAATCTTGGAGTGATGCAAAATCACAGAAAGGGGCATTCAAGTCACTTGATAATGCAAAGAGATGTGCTGCATCAAATCCAGGATACTCTGTCTTTGATGAAAGTGGAAGAATCATAGGCTCTACTACCTCAAGTACCAAAACGGTAGACGAGCTTGCAAGAGAAGTTATTCGTGGAAATTGGGGTAATGGAACAGAAAGAAAGAATCGACTTATAGCTGCCGGATATGATTATTCTGCAGTGCAGAAGAGAGTCAATGAGCTTTTGAAATAACATAGAAAATATAGACATGAGCCTGTCTGCATTCTTCGGAGTGTGGACAGGTCTTATTTTTTTGTTTCAAAACGTCCTTTTGATGTCCTTCCCAAGGCTACTAGTTAGGAAGAGCAAAACAAGGAAAAAAGAAAAAAAAAGAATTTTTCAAAAAAACGTCCTTTTGAACATCTTCCCAAGGCTAACAGTTAGAGAGAAACAAATCTCTCGGAATTGGAGGTGTAACGATGAAACATAATCTTCACATTAGTGTTTCAGACAAGCCACAACGAAACGGCATGGTGTCCTACAAGAGCATCACCATTCGAGAAAGATTCATGAGAATGCTGTTCGGTAAAAAGCAGAAGATCATGATTCTTGTTCCGGGTGACACGATTGAGGAACTTGCCATCACAAAAGTTACGGAAGGAGGTAGACCATGAATAAAGTAACAGAATTACTTGACGCCGTTGCTCAAGTCATCACTTGTGTGCGTAACCTGGCAGACAGTCTTCAGGTGGTAGCAGATGTTCTTACAGATATGAAGTCTGTAGAAGGAACTGAATCACAGCCTGTAGTACAGATTTCTGAAAAGGAATCAAAGTCTAAGAAGGAAAAAGCCAAGGTTTACACACTTGAAGATGTGAGAGGAGTTCTTGCAGAGAAGAGCCAGAACGGACTCACATCAGAAGTTAAGGGTCTGATTGCAAAGTTCGGAGGCAGCAAGCTATCCGACATCGACCCTAGCAACTATGAAGCAATCATCAAAGAGGCGGAGGTGCTTGGAAATGAGTAAGCACGCTTTTCTCTCTCCTTCAAGTTCTCACAGATGGCTTAACTGTACACCAAGTGCAAGTCTTGAATCAGAATTTGAAAACAAGACAAGCCAGGCAGCAGAAGAAGGAACAGCAGCTCATGCATGGTGCGAACATAAGCTTAAGAAGGCTCTCCGCAGAAGAAGTAAAAGACCGGTTTCACCCTATGACAGTGATGAAATGCAGGAACACATAGATGCATATGTGGATTTTGTCTTAGAACAGCTTGACATTGCAAAGCAGAAATGCAAGGACCCATTGGTGCTGATCGAGCAACACGTAGACTTCTCTGAATATGTCCCAGATGGTTATGGTACAGCAGACTGCGTTATTGTTTCAGATGATAAGCTGCACATCATTGATTTCAAGTACGGCATGGGAGTTCTGGTAGACGCAACAGACAATCCACAGATGAAATGCTACGCACTCGGTGCACTTGCTATCTATGACAGCTTATATGATATCAAGGAAGTGTCAATGTCCATCTTCCAGCCTAGACGTGAAAATGTCAGTACATGGACGATTTCGGTGGAAGAACTAAGAACTTGGGCAGAAGACGTATTAAAGCCAAAGGCTGAAATGGCAATGAATGGCGAAGGTGAATACTGCCCCGGCGAATGGTGTACATTCTGCAGGGCAGCAGTCAGATGCAGAGCAAGAGCAGAAGAAAAGCTGAAACTTGCACAGGAAGAATTCAAACTTCCTCCACTTCTTACAGATGAGGAAATCGAAGAAATTTTATCGGTTATTCCTGATCTTACAAAGTGGGCAAATGAAATTATGGCTTATGCTACTGAATCAGCTGTGAGCCACGGAAAACAGTGGAATGGATTCAAGGTTGTTGAAGGACGCTCTGTCCGTAAGTACACGGATGAAGATGCAGTTGCTAAAGCAGCCAAGGAAGCAGGCTATAAGGATATTTACCGTCAGAGCCTTATCACTCTTACAGAGATGCAGAAACTGATGGGTAAAGCAACATTTGAAAAGGTACTGGGTGACCTTATCTACAAACCACCCGGAAAGCCAACTCTTGTACCAAACTCGGATAAGAGAGAGGCAATGCATATCTCAAACGCTAAAAACGAATTTAAAATGGAGGATTAACGATTATGGCGAATTTAAGTAAAACAAAGGTTATCACAGGCAAGAACACAAGACTTTCTTATTTCCATGGATGGGAGCCTACATCTATCAATGGCGGTCCTGAAAGATACAGTGTATCTGTTCTTATTCCAAAGGATGATAAGGAAACAGTAAAGGCGATCAATGATGCAGTTGATGCAGCTATTGAGGAAGGCATCGCAAAGTTCGGTGGCAAAAAGCCTAACAAGGCAGCAATCAAGCTTCCTCTTCGTGATGGTGACACAGAGCGTGAGGACGAGGCTTATGCCGGACATTGGTTCATCAATGCCAACAGTAAGACAGCACCACAGATTGTTGATAAGGCCGTAAAGCCTATCCTTGACCGTGATGAAGTGTACAGCGGTTGCTATGCAAGAGTTTCTCTTAACTTCTATGCATTCAACTCCAATGGTAATAAGGGTATTGCCTGTGGTCTTGGTAATATTCAGAAGATCAGAGACGGAGAGTCTCTTGGTGGTCGCAGTTCTGCAACTGATGACTTCACAACTGAAGAGGATGACGATTTCTTATCTTAATCTGAACTGACCCTTTAACTTTCTGCAGGCGGTATGAAACACCACTGTCTGCGATTATTACGAATATACGAGGTAAACGATATGAACGAATTATATGAATTAGCAAAGCAGATTGATGTTATCATCATCTTCTATATCTTTATGGGTGCTGGTATCTACGGCATTGTAAGCACCATTATGAATGGTATCTGGCTTATCAAGGATTCCACTAAAAAACATAAGGAAAAGAAGAAATCTGCTGAAGAGAAAACTGAAGAATAAAAGTTTGCAGGCGGTGGAGGACAATCCTCTGCCGTCTGTTTTACTTTGGAAGGAAGTGAGAATGTGAAATCAATCAGTATAGATATTGAAACCTTTTCAAGTGTGAATCTGCAAAAATCCGGTGTTTATCGTTATGCAGAAAGTGAAGATTTTGAGATCCTGCTTTTCGGATATTCCGTAGATGGTGGCGAGGTCAAGGTTGTAGATTTGGCAATGGGTGAAACGATACCACAGGACATTATTGATGCACTTACAGATGACTCAGTTATCAAGTGGGCTTTCAATGCACAGTTTGAAAGAGTCTGCCTGTCCAGATATCTTCGTGATAATGGCATATCTCTTAAGGGATATTGTCTTGATCCTGTGTCGTGGCATTGCACTATGGTATGGGCGGCAACTCTTGGACTTCCATTATCCCTTGAAGGAGTAGGTGCTGTTCTTGGACTTGAAAAGCAGAAACTATCGGAAGGAAAGAATCTCATCAAATACTTCTGTGTTCCCTGTTCCCCAACCAAGGTAAATGGTGGCAGAACAAGAAATATGCCATATCATGATTTGGAGAAGTGGACGCAGTTTAAGACATACAACCTTCGTGATGTTGAAACGGAAATGGGTATCCAACAGAAGCTATCACGTTTCCCAGTAAGCGAAAGTATATGGGATGAGTATCATTTAGACCAGGAAATCAATGACCGTGGAATCGGTGTAGATATGACCTTTGTTGAGAATGCCATTGCCTTTGATGAGAAGAGCAAGACGGCACTTACAAAACAGATGCAGGAACTTACCGGTCTTGAAAATCCAAACTCCGTACAGCAGATGAAGAACTGGCTTTCAAAGAATGGACTTGAAGTAGACAGCCTTGGCAAAAAGGCGGTTGCAGAGATGATGAGAGATGCTCCTAAAAATCTTGTTGATGTCTTATCTCTTCGTCAGCAGCTTGCAAAAAGCAGTGTGAAGAAATATACGGCTATGGAGAATGCTGTGTGTAAAGATAGCCGAGCCAGAGGTATGTTTCAGTTCTACGGTGCCAATAGAACAGGAAGGTTCAGTGGCAGATTGATACAGTTGCAGAACCTCCCACAGAACCATATGAGTGACCTTGCACAGGCTCGCTCACTGGTTCGTAATGGCAACTATGATGCACTTGAATTCTTATACGAGGATATCCCGGATACCTTATCACAGCTTATAAGAACTGCCTTTGTGCCACAGGGTGACAACAAGTTTATCGTTGCAGATTTCTCTGCTATAGAAGCACGAGTCCTTGCCTGGCTTGCAGGTGAAAAGTGGCGAATCAAAGTATTTGAACAAGGAAAGGACATCTACTGCTCATCGGCATCACAGATGTTTGGTGTTCCGGTAGAAAAGCACGGTGTGAATGGACACTTAAGACAGAAAGGTAAGATTGCTGAATTGGCACTTGGCTATGGCGGATCAGTTGGTGCATTGAAAGCTATGGGAGCCATTGATATGGGTCTTGCCGAAGAAGAACTCCAGCCTCTTGTCTATGCATGGAGAAATTCAAATCCTGCCATCACAATGCTGTGGTGGGATATTGATAACTGTGTAAAGGAAACAGTCAAGAAGAGAATCACAACCGAAACTCACGGCATACGATTTATGTACGAGAGTGGCTTTCTTTTTATCGTTCTTCCTTCCGGCAGAAGACTTACATATGTAAAACCCAAGATGGGTGTGAATCAGTTCGGTGGTGAGTCTGTTACCTATGAAGGTGTAGGTGGCACAAAGAAATGGGAAAGGCTTGAAAGCTATGGTCCCAAGTTTTGTGAAAACATCACACAGGCAATTGCCAGGGATATTCTTATGTATGCAATGCAGACTTTAAGAAACTGTAATATCGTTGCTCATGTGCATGATGAAGTCATCATCGAGTGCAGAAAGGATATGTCCCTTGATGCCGTGTGTGAGCAGATGGGAAGAACTCCACCCTGGGCGAAGGGTCTGCTTCTTCGTGCTGACGGCTATGAATGTCAGTTTTATAAAAAAGATTAATGAAAAACCGTCCTTTTCAACCTCCTGCCAAGGCTACATGGTAGGAGGTGCTTTTTTATGCAGATTACAAAACTAGAAGACGGTGCAGCAGCGCCAATGCCTGACACAAAGGTGTTTACCCAGGAAGAATTGCAGAAGGAATTTGACTTCATTCTCGCTGAAAGGATAGTTCGTAAGATGGCAGAAAAGGGTCTTATTTCTGATGATGAATTACACAAAATCTCCGAGAAAAATCGACTTATTTTCTCTCCCTATCTATGCGAGATTTATCAGTAATTGACTTGATATATATGCGTTTCTACGGGAATATGTCATACGACAAAGCGAGGTGATATAAGTGAAGAATGTAACGAAAATCAATCAGGTTGATTTCTCCGTTTTTAAGAAGACAAGGGTGGCTGCATACTGCAGAGTTTCCACCGATAGTGATGAACAGGAACTCAGCCTTGAAACACAGAAAAATCATTATGAGAGTTACATCAAAGCAAACAGGGAATGGGAATACGCAGGTATTTATTATGATGACGGTATCAGTGGTACTAAGACTGCAAAGAGAGATGGGTTGTTAAGACTTATGGAAGACTGTGAAAAAGGTCTTATCGATCTTGTCATCACAAAATCCATCAGCAGATTTAGCAGAAGCACTACCGATTGCCTGACACTTGTAAGAAAACTTTTGAATTATGAAGTCTATGTTATTTTTGAAAAGGAAAATATAAATACAGGCTCTATGGAAAGCGAGTTAATGCTTGCTGTATTGGCCAGCATGGCAGAAAGCGAGTCACGTTCCATTTCCGAGAATGAGAAGTGGAGTATTAAGAAAAGATTCCAGAACGGTACTTATGTGATTTCTTACCCACCTTATGGCTATGCCAATGTTGATGGTGAGATGGTGATTATTCCTGAACAGGCAGAAGTTGTAAAAGAGATTTTTGCAGGGTGCCTTGCCGGAAAGAGCGCCAACATCATTGCAAAGGAACTAAATAAAAAAGGCGTTCCTACCAAGAAAGGTGCTAAGTGGATAGGCGGTACGATTAACGGCATTCTTACAAATGAGAAGTACATAGGAGATGCACTTTTTCAGAAGACCATCACAGATGCAAATTTCAAGAGGAAAAGAAACTATGGCGAAGAAGAACAGTACTACTGTGATGATCATCACGAACCAATCATTGATCGAGAAACCTTTGAGAAAGCTAAGGAAGCAATTAGGCAGCGAGGACTTGAAAAAGGAAACTGCGCCGAAGATACATCAAAGTATCAGAACAGATATGCCATGTCCGGTAAAATAAAGTGTGGCGAGTGCGGAAGATCATTTAAGAGAAGATACCACTACACTTCACACGGCAAAAGCTACAATGCCTGGTGCTGTGGCGGACATATTGAAGATTCGAGTTCCTGTTCCATGAAGTTCATTCGTGATGAAGACTTAAAGAGAGCCTTCCTTACCATGATGAACAAGCTGGTATTTGGAAACGACTTGGTCTTGAAACCGCTCCTTATTTCCATTACAACAAATAATTCTAAAAAGAACGCAAACAGTGTGGAAGATATCGAAAAGGAAATGAAGAGCAATGAAGAACAGAGAAATCAGTTGAATACGCTGCTGACCAATGGGTATCTCGAAAGACCTGTATTTGCCGAGGCTCATAATAAACTGATTATGGAATACGAGCATCTGGTAGCCAAAAGAGATTTATTATTCAGATTGGATGATGCCGGATATACCATGGAGCAGTCTCTAAAAGAATTAGTCGATTTCCTTAACGATGCAAAACCTTTTACTGAATGGGAAGAATCCCTATTTGAAAGATTTATAGAAAAGGTAAAAGTACTGTCAAGGGAGGAAGTTGAATTTGAATTTAAATGTGGCTTAAAGCTAAAAGAAAGGATTGATTAAAATGGCACACATACCACTTGGGTACAAAATAGTTGACGGTTGTGCTGTAGTTGATGAAACGGCTGCAGAACAAATAAGGGCAACCTACAGATACTATTTTGAAGGCAAGTCGCTTGTTGATGCAGCTAAAGAAGCAGGTTTTAAGATGAACCATGCAACGGTCAAGAGAATGCTTTCTAACAAGAAGTATCTGGGAACAGACTATTACCCACAGATAATTGACGAAGAAACCCAAAAAAGATTTCTGGAAGAACTGACACGAAGGGCGAGAAACCTTGGAAGGCTCGACAGAAAATGCAAGGAACACAATAAGACAGTTCCTATTGCATTTTATTTCAAGCCAGCCGATTTAACATTTACTGATCCATTCGAGCAGGCAGAATACATTTACAGTTTGATAGAAAGCGAGGAATAACCTATGGCAGGAGCAAAGAACATAACAGTTATTCCGGCAAAAAAACGTGTAGGTAATACAGTAACTGCAGAGGATAAGCCAAAGCTAAAGGTCGCAGCGTACTGTAGAGTAAGTACTGACAGCGAAGAACAGGCTACAAGCTACGATGCACAGGTTGAGCATTACACTGAATTCATTAGAAAGAATCCTGAATGGGAGCTTGCCGGGATTTATGCTGATGATGGTATCAGCGGAACAAACACAAAAAAGCGAGAAGAATTTAATCGAATGATTGAAGATACGATGGCGGGCAAAATCGACATGATCATCACAAAGTCAATCAGTCGATTTGCAAGAAACACTCTGGACTGCCTTAAGTACATCAGACAGCTTAAGGAAAAGAACGTGCCAGTATTCTTTGAAAAGGAAAACATTAATACAATGGACTCTAAAGGTGAGGTGCTGCTTACGATTATGGCCTCCCTTGCACAGCAGGAATCGGAGTCGCTTTCAAAGAATGTTAAGATGGGTATTCAGTTCAGATATCAGAATGGAGAAGTTCAGGTAAACCATAACTGTTTCTTGGGATATACCAAAGATGAGAATGGACACCTTATCATTGACGAAGAGCAGGCAGTTATTGTAAGGAGAATCTTTCGAGAGTATCTGCAGGGAGCAAGTCTTAAGACGATAGCAGACGGACTTATGGCAGACGGCATACCTACAGCAACCGGAAATAAGAAATGGCGTGGAGACGGCATCAGAAAGATACTTACCAACGAGAAGTACATGGGTGATGCCCTTTTGCAGAAGACCTATACGGTTGATGTTCTTACCAAGAAACGAGTATCCAACAACGGCATTGTTCCACAGTACTATGTTGAAAACAACCACGAAGCAATCATTCCAAGACAGCTGTTCATGCAGGTTCAGGAAGAACTGCAAAGAAGGGCTCATTTAAGAACAGAAAATGGGAAGACCAAGAGAGTCTACAGTAGTAAGTACGCATTATCGAGTATTATCTACTGTGGCAAGTGTGGAGATCTTTTCAGAAGAGTGGCTTGGAAGGCTAGGGGTGCATCCTACAACAAATGGAGATGTGCCAGTCGAATTGAGAAGGGTCCGAAGGAAGGTTGTGATGCCGATGCCATCAGTGAAACAGAGATTCAGAACGCAGTGGTAAGAGCCATCAATAAGACCCTTGGTGGACGAGAGCAGTTCTTGGTACAGCTGCAGCATAATATCGAGGAAGTGCTAAACGGGGACTCTACTGCAACACTTGAGTACATTGACCAAAGGATGGCAGAACTTCAGGAAAAGCTTGTAATGTGCGTGAACAAGAATGCCGAGTACGATGTTATTGCAAATGAGATTGATGCTTTAAGGGAAAAGAAGGCAGCAGTTGTAACCAAGGATGCCGAGCAGGAAATGTTAAAAAAGCGAATCGAAGAGATGCGACAGTTCCTGCAGACACAGTCAAGCCGAGTGACTGAATACGATGAACAGATGGTGAGAAGACTTATTGAGAAGATTACAGTCTTTGATAACAAGCTTATCTTTGAATTTAAATCCGGCATGACACTTGAACTAAAGAGATAATTGAACACGGAATACGATACGGACACCTTGCAGCGATGCAGGGTGTTTTTTTGTTCATAGAAAATTTACAAAATGTAACTGTGTCAGGATTGAAAATATCAACCAAATGGTTTATAATATAACAAGTTAAGGCATTTTAGACATGGAGGATTAATATGAAAACATCCGATATGATTAAAGAATTATGTAATAAAAAGAATATAAGCGTTTCAGAACTTGCCAGACGGATAGGTCAGACTCCACAGAACTTTGGTAAGAAACTGAAACGAGATACAGTTACTCTTGAGGAGTTGAAACAGATAGCTGATGTGATGGAGGTTACCTTTGAGCAATCATTTATCTTCCCGGATGGAGAACAGATAAAAACAAGTAACGAATAGGCGGTGAGTAGCATGGATACTGTGGATTTGATTATTAAATCATCAACAGAATTTTATAATGATTTGAAGGTTGATGAGAATGGTCGATATCGTTCTTGGGAACACTGCTATTCACATTTCATAAAAGCACGAAGGAGCCAAGAGATTGATTATGATTATTTGAGTTTGCAATTGGCCTTTTATTTGGCAAGTTGGGGAATGTATCGTGGTTCATCCTTTTTATTGCAAAAGGATTATAAAGTACATATTCCGGTAGTGAAAGAACTGTTAAGTGAGAAGTATGATGTGCTGGCTGGAATTAAGTGTGTTAGCTTTAGGGAAAAAAGCAATCAACAATTACTTCTAGATATAAATTCGTTTTTAGGGCAGTATTACGATAAAATCAGACGAGAAGTAAAAGAGCAAGAATTAAAAAATCAATTGTCCTTTACACTAATCACTAAAATACTTATGGGAACTCTTGGTTGCGTTCCTGCATACGATAGATATTTTATAAAGGGCATTAAAAATCAGAAGGTCGCAACCGGTAATTACAACTTGAAATCTATTATGCAGCTTGTCGATTTTTACGAAAAAAATTCTGTTCGACTTGAACCAGTTAGAGAGAAAATGGAAGTTGAAGGTATGCCGTATCCACAGATGAAGATGATTGATATGGGATTTTGGCAGGTCGGCTTTGATTTGGATACGAACAAAGGAATAAAGACTGCACACTAGGAGAAATGCATGGATAGATTTTCAGAGAAGAGCCTTCTTTCACTTGGAGATTATTATGTGTATGGACTCATAGATCCCCGCAGTAAGCGAATCTTCTATATTGGAAAAGGCACTAAAAACAGAGTATTTGAACATGAAAAAGAGAGCCTGGGCAGTCCTGATAGCGAGAAGTTGAAACTGAAGACTATCGCAGATATTAAGAACGCCGGACTTGATGTTGAAAAGATAATTATAAATTCAAACTTAACTGAAGAAGAGGCATTTGCTGCAGAGGCTTCACTGATTAATGCTTTCAACTATGTTAGTGATGCGGGACTTGCAAACATTGTTGCCGGGCATCATTCAGCAGAGGCTTTAACGGTTGATGAGTATGAAAGAATAAACGGCGCTGTTGAACTTGAAGAAAAAGACATCAAGCACAGAATTCTTGTTATAAAAATAAACAGGCTTTACCACAGAGGCATGGATGATAAGGTATTATATGATGCTGTTCGTGGCGTTTGGAGAGCATCAAAAGAAAAAGTAAAGACAATTGAGTATGTTTTCGGTGTTTATAATTCATTGATTGTGGCCGTGTATAAACCATCAGAGTGGTTTGTTTGCAAAGAGGCAAAGGACAGACTTCCAAGACAGGATATTGTTCTTACACCGAAAACTGAAAATAGATTATTTTTTGTGGATAAAAGATATGAGCAGGGATTTCCGTTGGATGAGAATGAAGAGTTCTACATTGGAAAGTCGATAGCCGGACTGAAGTTAAATCAGTCGGCGCAGAATCCGATTACGTATTTGAATCCACAGCAGAAAAAATTCAAATTTATCATTTGTTAAGGAGGAATAATAAATGGTTGGAAGAATTTATCATGTAGGATTGACAGTTTCAGATTTAGATAAATCAATTGCATTTTATAGAGATATACTTGGACTTAAATATCAAGGAGAAATCATGATGGTTGGCGAAGAAACAGATAAAATGTTTCAAAAGAAAAATTGTAAGGCAAGAGTTGCTTATATGAATGGTTCTGAGAATATTGAAATACCACCGGTTGAATTGATTCAGTTTGTAGACAGCAAAATCCATAAAGAACAATCAGATTTGTTTACGACATCTATCATGATTTCTCCTTGATAT